GAAATGTCACCGTTGCCCATGCATCTATAGCGAATGGTGATTATTTTTTGAATCTTACAAAAATTGAAGGATATAATATTGTAAAATATATTGGAAAAACTTTTACAATTGGATTTAGGGCAAAAGTACCTAAAGCCGGAGTACATTGCCTATCACTGAGAAATTCAGGATCAAATAATAGTTATATCCATGAAATAGATTTTTTAGCAGCGGATACATGGCAGGAGTGCAAAATCACAGTAGTAGGTGGGCTCGATACCGCCGGAACATGGGATTACACCACAGGGGTAGGGCTACAAATTGGATTTGCAAATGCGGTTGGATCAACTTTTCAAACTGCTCCAAATATTTGGACGACTGGAAATTACATGGGTACAGCATCCCAGGTAAATGATTTGGATACTATCAACAATTCATGGCAAATAGAAAATTTTACTATGAATTTAGGAACTCAAATAACTTCTAAAATAAAAAACTATGAAGAAAATCTAAGGCATTGCCAAAGGTACTATCAATATCATATTACTACTCCATTTAGGGCTTACGCTTCAGCCGCTGCGCAAACTCCTACTCAAAGCATGCACAATATACCAATGAGAGCCACTCCTACTGGATTAGTTGTGGCGGTAGGATCTCATACAAATATAACGGGCAATCTTTCTCTTGATATTATTTCTAATGATGGGCACTCACTATACGGATCCGCAACGGCGGCAGGAGTTGTAGGCTGGACAGGCTCAGGCGCTTATACTTTATCAGCGAGATTATAAAATGTACAAATTTCACAAAAATAATAGATTAATAATCAGGCTCGATGATGGAGCAGTTATCCCAAAAGATGAAAAAAATATAGACTATATCGAATATATGAAATGGATTAGAGAAGGAAATACTCCAGAGCAAGCGCAAACTTCTTTAGAATCAAGAAATGAAAGAATTTCTGAGATAAAAATGCAGTCAAATTTAGAAATAGCTAATATTATATCGTCTATCGATCAAATGATAAAACTATCAAGAGTACTAGAGCTAGTCCTTAAAAAAATAAATGGAGGAAATTTAACTCCTCCAGAAATATCAGAAATAAATGAAATAATGGATATATATGGAAGAATAAAAGCCGCAAAACAAAAGGAAAAAAACGATATAGATAATTTGCAAGATGGATTAAGATAAAATGCTTACTGAAGAAGAAGAGAAGTTAAATGATATATATATAGCTGCAAGATTAAAAGCTAATGATAAAAAAATAATAAGAGAGATCATTTCTTTAATTTCTATCCATGTATTTCATCAAAATGATATGATAAATAGATTACAATCATTTACAAAAAATTGTGATAAAAAATAGGATTTTTAGCTTATAGCTTTTATAGATTTAATATGTATAAGCTAAATTTTAGATACATATCATAATATTTTAAAAAAATGATCATCCTTATCTTTATCGCGTAATAGAGATTTACGCTCCTTATCAAGGTATATCATTATTTTTTTTCATAACTATGCATACATTCGAATTCTAATTTTCACAATTAATTTTTTTATAAACTCGCAAATTATAGTAAAGCTTGCTCAATTTTCCGATAACTTTAGCGCAGGATTGACTTAGATTGCAGGCTTTATCTTTTAGGCTACCTGCATTAAGCATTGAGCAATTTTTTGATACCTAGCTTTATTAGGCTTAATCCTTTTATCTCTTTGTCCTGGAGTTGGGATTTTATCCCTCGCGCAAGCCTATCAAAATTTTTATTTCATTCCCTTAACAGCTCCTTCTAGCAGCTTTCCAAGGATTTCATTCGACTGCTGAAGGGCTTCAACATTTACATCAGAATTTCCACTTCCAAAGCTTATTCGCCTTCCATTTGCACTTATGTTATCTTTAAAATCTGTGACTGCAGCGGTTGAACCGAATGTTATGGCATGAGTTTCGCTTATCGTCCCATCAGCAAATTTTGTTATTGTTCCGACGGATCCACATCCAGACATAAGCCATACTAAAAAAAGTATGAAGCACATTATAAAAATTATACTGCATCCCATATTATCTGTATCTTTAAATTCATTATTATTCATGATATTTTCCAGTAATTTCCTGATAAAAAGTTTATTATATTGCTATCGTAAATAAATGTTTTTTTTTGATTATACTCAGATCGTAATTTTGCATTTTTTAAATGCGGATAAATATCACAATATTTCCAAAGTTTTAATCTATGGAAAAGACTTTCCCTCTCAGTATATATTCTATAAACAGGAGTGACTCTTAGTATTGCATCAATTGTACGTGGGCTAACTGCATATTCTTTTATAAGATCATCCCGTGATACAACCCCCTCTTCAATAGGCCTTAATTCTTCAAGCATTTTATTTATAAGTATGATCGCCTTTTCTTTATCGTAAATATTAATTGATTTTGGTATCTTAGCTCCTGCTTTACTCAATAAATATTTTGCGCTTTTATTTTTAATTTTAAGTTTTTCTGCTACATATTCAGAGTTTACAGTATTCATTTAGTACTATCTATTAAATCAATTGCGGATTGTCTAACTTTTTGTGCCTCTCTAATTTCTTTATTTCTATCGGCAAATGAATCAGAATGTATTGCGCTATCTATCATGCGCTTTGCTTGATTCCATAGTCGGCTTATATCATTAAGTTTTTTGCTATCACTCTTTAGAGATTCATATTCACTTATAGTTATCTTTATATAATTTTCATTTATAGATTTTGGTATTGATTCAGGCTCTTCAATATCTACTTCAATTTTTTTATCTATTTCAATTTTAGGATCTAAAATTTCTTGTTGCGATCTAATTGCATACTCTTTTTGCTTTTTTAAGGATCCAATATCTTGTAATTTACGGTTGTATTCTTCTTGCTCTCTCAATTTTTCAATAGCTTCAATTTCAGCTTCTTTTTTTACTTTTTCCCTTTCTCTTAAAGCGCCTTGCTCTTGCAATTTTTTATCGTATTCTTCTTGCTCTCTCAATTTTTCAATAGCTTCAATTTCAGCTTCACGTATTGCTTTTTCTCTGCGTAGATCAAATAATTCGTTTAACTCTATAGCATCATCCCAGTTTAAAAGATATATTCTTTCATTCTCTATTTTTTCAGCTTCTAAGCGAGCTTTTTCAGCCTTCATTTCTAAGCCAATCTCCCACTCAGTAAGCGGCTTTCTGTGATACTCTGCTATTTCGCGTATTCCGGCTTCAAAAGTTTTTCTAAAATGTATATCTTGATTTATAACTTTTTTTGCCTCACTCGCAAGCCTTTTTGATTCTTGGCACGCCGGAGCAATGCACTTAATGATTTTGGCGACGTGCGCTCGGCAAGAATCCCTTTCTTTTTTATTCTGTACATCAAATACAATATATCCGGCTTGAGAATTTATCTTTTCAACTAGCTTCATTGGATTATTGTGATAAATTTCAACTTCGCCAACGTCTAAAAATATTGCCGGCGCTTTATCTATTAATGGCATTATATTAGCTGGTATAATTTCTCCAGTTGATTCGTCAATATTCATTTTTTTCTCCATATGATTAGGGTTGATAAATTCCTCGTATATTTTGCGTATTTACGTTCAGGCTCGTACTCAATTAGATGCCATCCGCATCTCTCAAGTCTTTTACATTCTGTTTCAAATTCTTTTTTAGTCATTAAAATATCTCCAAAAATGCTTGTTTACGAGCGGAGTTTAACTGCTCTTTGCTGGGATTATCGATCGAGTCTAGTATTATTCCGACTCTCTCGATAAAGTCATGAAGCAAATCATAATCATATGCAATGTGCTGACTTAGCCACTCTGAATCATTAAGCAAATTATCACTTTTTTTCATTAGAAAAACTATTCATCATTAATAATTTTTCTTTTAGTTGATTTTTTAGATCTACAAAATAAGCTTGTTTATTTTTTGGTATTGATTCCCATAATTTTACAAGCTCATCAAGGCTATTTGCGCTATTTAGCAATATTGAGTAATCAATACTATTTGTATCTATTGATTTGGCTGGCGCTTTATAGGGTACAGATTGAGATGCTTGATTGCCATCATCATCATCAGCCGCTATGCCTGTTATAGCGCTAAAAGCATATCTCCTGGCATAAGTTATCGCGCTCCCATAAGATTGTGGATCTGACTTAATAGGCCTTATTGGATAATTTCCGCTTATGTACTCTCCTGATGAGTGCATAAGAATTGTTTCAAGGCGTATATCTCCAGATTCTGTAGTCTCGCAAATTTGCGATACAGATAAGCCATTGTCAGAAAGTGGCTTTTTTGCTGCATCTATTACACTAGCAAGATCGGCATATTTTGATTTAAAAAATTCGTTTTTCACATCTTTTTTGGCATGATCAAATTGCCCTTGTGCTTTTGAAAGAGCAAGAGCCAATTCTTTAATTGATTCAGATTTCAACATTATTTTTCTCCATTTTTAAAGTTACTTTATTTTGCATACATGTATCCTATACGATACATTATTGCTATTCTTTGATTTGCAATCTTTATTGCAATATCTTTAGCATTAGGCTTAATTCCTCGTGCGGCGCAAACTTCTTTTTCTTTTTCAAGATATTTTACAATCAATTTTTTTTCTATAATTGTTTGATTCATTTTAGTACCCATTGATATTTAGAAAATCCGTCAATCCATTGTTTTTGCCATGCTAAAAGCGCTTTATCATAGCCATTTACACCAAAAATCCAATGCAATTATGATAAATGTACCAGTACTTGGTGCCAGTATTTGAATATCTATATTGCTTTTTCTTTGCTAATTTTATTCTCCATCTTTTTTAAAAGTACGGGGAAATTTTAAACTTATTTATAATAAATGTAAAGCACTTATTTATATTTTTTTTATTTACGAATTTATGCTATGATATACCCATCCTAAATTAATTAGATATAAAAATGAAAAAGAAATCAGTATTACGAGATGTTCGCCTGGTAATCTATCTTACTAAGAGCGAAGCTGTAGAGCTTGATAAATTGCTCGAAAATGCCAATGCACCGCGCGCAGAGGTAATAAGAGCATCTCTGCTATCTGCATTACGCAATCAATCATTATTAATTAGCAAGTGATTTGCTGTAAAGAATGCGCCTATTTTATTGCTGATAAAATAGGCGATGGGAGCGGCATAGGGCGATGTAAATGCTACAGCCAGTACAAAGCATCAGGCGCACCAGAAAACGCGCTTAAAATGCTTTTAATTGAGCTTGGGAGTAGCCCAAATAATGAGTTATTTTGGGGAGGAACTATTGCAAATCGAGAGTGCAATAGATATAAAAAAATAAGGAGAAAATCCAGGAATACAAAGAGATCAAAATAATTACAGAAATCCGCATCCAATTGAATCAATATAAAAAAAGAGGATGCGCTACAACGATATTTTAGATAATATGAGAAATTTACCATGATGAAAATTACACAAATACAAGAAACTTTTGAAGGGTTTGATCAATTCAAAATATCTGGATCTATTGATTTTGGAAATTATGAAAAAGGCGCAAAGGTGATAGTTAATGCAATTGGAGAAAGGAAAAGTGAGTCAATAGAAAAATTAGTTGAACAAATTGATATACTTATAAAATATCTTGAAAATTCAAAAAAAACGCTTGGGGGGATATAATTATTGATTAAGCGGATAGTAATGGTATATATGAATTTGAAGACGATAATATACTAAAATTTGATTCATGAAATATATATAGGATTAAAATATGAAAAATTGTAATCGTATAGAAAAAGAAGGAAATTGCGACGGATCAAAATGGATTGAATGCACCTATTGCGGAGCAGTAAATAATGAAAAATGCCTTAATAAGCCACGATACGTAGAAAAATATGACGAAATTGCTGCCAGAATTTTATCTGATGCACTGGGGAAAATTCGTGATAGATCGTTGGCACCCTATGAGATGCAAGCAGTTTTAATATATTTGCTGGATGGATTATATAAGAGTCAATCAGGGATGGGGTTTAACGTAGAAGTGATATACCCAGCGGAGAAACGATGACTGAAAAAACAGTAATTTACCAGTGCAGCAATATGGGAATAGCTAGCACAACTCCTGTGCATGTTAAACAGCATGACGACGGATCATTTGAGGCCCGCTGTGGATTTTCCCTTATGGGCGTAACAAACATGAGTGAGAAAGAATTTGCAGCTTGCGACTACAACCCATTCCACAAGAAATTCCATGATAACTACTCGACCGGTAAAGGTGAAGATGCAGAAAAAGCAATAGCCAATCTAAAAACCAATATGAAAGACATGGCTGACAGTTTATGGGTATAACGCACGAGGTAAGCAGTGCCATGATGAATTTTAAAAAATACCGCAGAGCTTTAAGGCATCTTCTTGACCGACTTGTTATGCCGATTTTGTGCAAGCTTTCTGGACATGATTACAAAGAGGCTAGGCAATATTTCCTACCGTCCAGGGAATGCTCAAGATGCGGAAATAGACAGGTCAAGATTCCAGATGTTGCGCCGAATCCTGGATGGCATGATGCGGTATAATGCAGAGCTAAGCCGCGTAGCGTTAGCGAAGTCGGCTTGAGCGACCTATTAACATGAGATATTACACGAATGAGAATTGAAACGATAGGAAGTGCAACGCTTTACCTTGGAGATTGCAGAGAGATATTGCCGATATTGCCTAATTGCGATTTGATTTTGACCGATCCGCCGTATGGGATTGGGGAATCTTCAGGAAAAAATAAAAAACGCGGCCAAAAAAACATCCCAGCAAGAGATTTTGGAAACGATGATTGGGATAATCAACCACCACCAGCTTGGCTTTTTGGGTTGATGCTTGAAAAAAGCACAACACAGATAATTTTTGGCGGAAATTATTTTTACTTGCCACCAACAAGCTGCTTTTTGGTTTGGGATAAAGACAATACGGGAGATTTTGCTGACGCTGAATTGGCTTGGACAAACTTAAAAAAAGCAGTTAGATTGAAAAAGTGGCGATGGAATGGAATGCTTCAAGAAAATATGAAGAAAAAAGAATTGCGTGAACACCCAACACAAAAGCCTGTGCCAATTATGGAATGGTGTTTAACTCATGCTCAAGAAGCAAAAACTGTATTTGATCCATTTATGGGGAGCGGGACAACCGGTGTGGCGGCTATAAATATGGGCAAGATATTTACCGGAATTGAGCGAGAATCTAAATATTTTGATATAGCCTGCCGCCGGATTGAAGAGGCTACAAAGCAGAATGATATATTTGGGTACGATACCGCTAACGCACAATTAACCAGCCCGCCGCCAGTGGGTTTTAATAACAAACCGGACTGTGGCGGCGGGTCTGGTTTAATGACGGGTTATACACGGTAATAACAATGTCTAAAGCAGAATCAGCATACGAAGTACATGGTGTAAAAATGCGCAATTTTAACCCTTTGGATAGAAAAGATGTTTTTGGGCATAGGAATATTACAGGATTTACCAGGACAATGGTTTTTAAATTTGATGATGGAAGCGAAGTTGAGGTACATCAATCATTTAAAAGTATTGGCGGATTAATGTCGCTTATTAGTTCCGCAGAAAAATTTTATTGATGGCGTATAACGCCGTGTTAAGCGGAAAGCCGCTTGGCACAGAACTTTAACAAACAAACGAGCTTCGGGCGGCTTTTCCGCTTGAACTAAGAGTTAGACAACTGGGGATAAATAATGTATATAAACGAAGGGTACAAATCTGGAGTTTTTCTTTGTTCGCCGACTAATAGCACAATGTTTACTAAGTGCTGCAAGACGGCAATATGCAACAACGAAACCAAATGCCCACGCTGTAATAGAGCCGTTATCGGTGATGATGCCGAAACCGACCACAAACGCGGATTGATCCGTTGGGATTACGCATATAAAGGGCCGAGACATGGTGTCTAACGCCGTGTTAAGCGGAAAGACGCTTGGCACAGAACTTTAACAAACAAACGAGCTTCGGGCGGCTTTTCCGCTTGAACTAAGAGTTATACTTTTTAATGCAAGGATAAAAACATGAAAGAATATAAGGTTTTTAAAGATGGTGATTTATGGTGTGCTGTAAATGAAGAATTTACAAATATTCAAGAATCTCCAGCAGGGTTTGGATTAACGCCAATGGTAGCATTAGGTGAATTAGTTATGCAGGAAAATGAAGAATATTTAAACACATTAATAGATACCTATTAGGTGTATAACGCAAAGCTAAGCAGGCGCACAGATGAAAGTAAATAAACACACGGCACTAGGGCTGCGCTCTGCTTGAGCGACGGGTTATACATTTTGAGGAATTTATGAGATTTAGGCACAATAAAACTGGAAATATTTACCGGCATTTGGCATACGCGACGGATTGCACAAATTCTCGCGATGGGACGGGTGTTGTTGTTTACTGCAAGGACGACAACGAGCATGACATTTTTGTGCGAGAAGTTGAAGAATTCGAGCAGAAATTCACACTGATTACTGATGATGTATAACGCTAATTAGGCACCTATTATGAAAAAAAGTAACCATGGCGGAGACATGGAAGGCGCAGGACGGCCAAAAAGTGAGGCAAAGCCCGACAAATTAGTCGCACTTGGCGGAGCAAAATGGGTACGCGCAAAAATATACTAAGCCGTATAATAATATACACATAATATATTTATATTTTAAAAAAAATGAAAATAGACGAAGATATAGCTTTTAAATCTTGGTGGGATAGTATCCCTGATTCAGGGATTTATACTAATGAAGTTTTAGCTTATGAGGCATGGAATATGGCAAGGACAATATACGAATCTGAAATAATCAGATTGCACGAAATTATAATAAAATTGGAAAAATATGATAAATAGCAGAAAAATAGAAGATTTACATCCTAAAGTAGCAGAAATGTGTTATTTATTTAAAGAAAAATGTAGAAAAGTTGGAATTGATGTAATAATAACAAGCACTTACAGAGATAAAGAATCACAAGCTGATTTATATGCTAAAGGTCGCATAGCACCTGGAAAAAAAGTAACTAATGCTAGGCCAGGTGAAAGCGACTCACAATTATAGAGTCGCTTTTGACTTTGTGCCAATAGTTAAAGGGAAAGCAAATTGGAGCGATCCAGGACTATTTGAAATGTGTGGATCGATAGCGGAATCATGTGGACTTGAGTGGGCCGGTCGATGGAAAAGATTTAAAGAATTGGCGCATTGCCAATTTACCGGAGGGATGACTATTTCTGATTTTAAGAAAGGAAAAACATTATGATACAGCCCCTTTTTCCGGTAACTAAAAATTGCCGGTTTTTTTGCCTAAATTATTTACTTTACTAAAAATATACAATATACTTATTCTGCAAGTAGCAGAAATGTGTTATTTATTTAAAGAAAAATACAGAAAAGGTGGAATTTATGTAATAATAACAAGCACTTACATATTAATAGAGTCAAAAAAATTAAGAAAAAAATCTTTATTATCAGGTAACTTGATAGCTATAAGTTTACCATGATACTTTAATCCATTATGATACAGCCCCTTCTTCCGGTAACTAAAAATTGCCGGTTTTTTTTGCCTAAATTATTTACTTTACTAAAAATATACAATATAATTACTAAAACTAATAAATAGGTGAAAAATGAAAAAAACGAAAAGAAAATCAAACCGGATAGGATTTATTGTAAGCGACGAAAAAAGAAGCATGCTTGAAGAATTATGCGATAAATCCAACAGAAGTATGACTGGCGTTATCGAAAATCTTATCCATATCGAATATCGCCGGGCTAAAGAAAGTGAAGAAAATGAAGTTAATAAATTAGTAGAAATAGTAAAAAATGATGTAAACATTAAAGATGATTTGGCTAAATTATTGGCTAATTATATTGATGAATCTTATGGGCTTAAAAATGGCAAGGTCTAGAAATATTAAACCAGCATTTTTTAAAAATGAATACTTAGGCGTTGAAAACCCTTATGTTTCACTGCTTTATATCGGTCTTTGGTGCTTGGCTGATAAAAATGGGATGTTGGAGGATAGGCCGCTAAGAATTAAAGCAGAATTATTCCCATACCGTGATAATTTCGACATTAACGGTTATCTAACGGTTCTCGAACGGTTGGGCAACATCCGTAGATTTACATATCAATTTGAAGGCTCAATTGATGTCATTGAGCTTATTAATTTCAAAAAGCACCAAAATCCACACCACACAGAGAAGGGAGAATTAATACCATGTTTTTCAGATAGTTATGTCGTAACGGTTAAGGAACGGTTAAGGAACGGTTGCACTCCGGCTGATTCCCTTAACACTGATTCCCTTAACACTGATTCCCTTAACACTGATTCCCTTGTACTGATTCCTGAACTTGCATGGAGCAAAAAAATAGCTCCTAGCAAAAAAGTGAAAGATAATTCAGAAGTGATTTTTTATCTGCCAACAAACAAAGAGGGAGAATTTTACGAGGTAACACAAAATGAAATAGATCAATGGATTTTAATATATCCGTCCGTTCACGTAGAGCATGAAATTAGAAATATGATTGGATGGTCTGTGTCAAATCCAAAAAAGAGAAAAACAATTCGGGGAATGAAATCGTTTATAAATTCATGGCTTTCAAAATCTCAAAATAAGCCAACAACAAACAATGCACAAGCAAATAACTACAAGAGTTTTCAGCAGCAAGATTTAGAGCACGAACAAAGAATCATAGATGTAATTAACTCAATGGATTTTTAATAATGAAAAAAGAACTGATAGAATCAACCTTCAACGAACAGCCCTTAAGCGTTAAACACGCAATCATTTTACTTGTGAATGTTCTGAAGATTGACTATGCAAGGGAATTTAAAAAAATTTATTATGATGACTATTCGGTAAATATCCTAAAAAATAGGCTCCTTGAAAGATTTAAGAAGCAAGATCCTAGAATAATTTTATCAGGATACGAAAAAGCTGCATCAGAATCGCCCAAATTCATGCCAGGAGTGCAAGAACTTATAGCAGCAATAGAAGCGGTAGGCAAAGAAGAAAAAAGGGCTGAAATCAATCGTATTGAGGCAGAACGTGTAAGTGCATTGCCACCTCCAACAATTACTTGCGACCCTACTAAGATGTTTATTGAGGCAAAAGAAAATCAAAAAGGGATTCCGACACGTGCGGAAATGGATAAAAGAATTGAAAATCACAGGGCTTTGCTAATTATCCACGGGAAAAATATAAGATCGATAAAGCCTAATGGAGATCAGCTTTGCAAGTATTCAATGTGCAAAAATGCTGGAACAATAAGCAGCTCTACAAAAGGTGAAGAAAATTTTTATTGTGCTGAGCATTGGCGCGAATCTGCATAATAAAAAATAAGTGATATAATTTAATTTTATATTTCAATAATTTTTATCAGTTTTTTTGGAAAATTTATGATACTAACAGGAATTGCACGGCTAGGACGTGATGCAGAATTAAGAAATTTACAGGATGGTGGTGTGGTAGCATCTCTGGCTTTGGCATTTAATTACGGAAGAAAGGGATCTGATGGGAGTAGAGAATCTCAGTGGATAGAATCATCATTATGGGGTAAGCAAGCAGAAAATTTAGCACAATATTTAGTTAAAGGTACTCAGTTAAGCGTAATTATTGGAGATCCGCACATCGAAATTTATGAAAAGAGAGAAGGTGGCCAGGGGTTCAAAATGGTTGGAAAGATTATAAATATTGAATTCGCTGGAGGATCATCAGCTCCTAAGCCTGTAGAAAGAAGTAAAATACAAAATACGAGCCAGGACAATTTTAATGATGACTTGCCTTTTTGATGTTGAAAATAAAAATACCATGGCCTCCTAAATACTTAAGCCCAAACTCTCGTGTGCATTGGGCTAAAAAGGCAAAGAGCGCAAAAAAATATAAAGCAGACTGCTTTTTTTTGGCAAAAAATGCAGGGCTAGTAGAGGTAAACTCAAAAAAGATAGATGTACACATAGACTTTTATGCTCCGGATAAGAGGCGTAGAGATATTGATAATTTGATAGCATCTATTAAAAATGGGTTAGATGGTATTGCAGATGCAATAAAAGTAGATGATCATTGCTTTGTGATTGCCGCTAATTTAAATGAAAAAATAGTAAAAAATGGAATAATTGAAGTATCCATAATCCCCCGCTCAGGTTGATCGCAATATTAGATTTGGAGATTAAAAAATGATAACTGATGAGAAAATAGCAATTCAATTTGCTGAATATATGGCTAAAAAAGCTGAATTATTTTTGCTATCAGTTGATAGGCTGCAACATGCTATATACATAGAAAATGATGAAGATATAGATAATGCAGAAGCATCGGTATCGGAAAACTTTAGCAAATTAGAACTAAGTATTTACGAATTTAGAAAGCGTTCAGAAAAAGTTATTGCTAACTCCTAACTAATTCATTAATACTCTCCTTTTTTTTTGCAAATATATAATTAATTTGTTGACATTACTCCCAATGGGAGTATAATCTTTTAGCAAGTGGAGAGGATTCCCTTCCCCACAAACCGGAGATAAAAAATGAAAACTATCGAAACAACATGCGGAATTTACAATACTAAATATTTATTAATTAATCATAAAGATGGTAGCATTTCAATAAAATCCCCATTTATTAAATGGATAAATAATACAGGTGTATTGGCATTTAAAAATGTAAAAATAAAAGATTTTGTTGAACAAGCAAAAAAATGTTTTGAAGATGATTCAGATTCTGAAATGTCTATAAGAGATATAGTTGATTATAATTGCAGATGATTAAGCCATCAACTTCTGATATTAAAAAAGCCCGCATGGATGCGAATCTAACACAAACTCAGGCAGCGAATCTAATTCATTGCTCGTTTGGCGCTTGGCAAAAATGGGAGCGAGGTAGAAGGGAAATGCATCCAGCTTTTTTTGAGCTTTTTTGTATAAAAACTAATTTTAAGGATAAAGGGATATAAAAATATATGATTGAAAGTATACCAAGAGATCAATCAGGAAGATTCCGCACTTGGAAAGGAACAGCATGGGAGAAATTTTACAAAAAGAAAGTTGGAATCGATGATGTACGAAATGCGTATATTGCAGGATTAAATGATCACAGTGGATTGGCAATATTGCCAAGTGTAAAAGCTAATAGATATTTAAAAAATTTGGGGATTATAAGATGAAAAAATACGAACAAGGAAGGAAAGATGAGAGAGAATTTATACTTTCTGAGATTAATAAAATGATATATTCACATAAAGGAATTGAGTCATGGACAAATTTATTACGCCAATTGAGAGATAGTTTAGAGGATAAAAAATGAAAGGCATGATAATTTTATCGATTTATTTGTCTATAGCGGCAATAACAACTCTATCAATATTGATATCTTACGTATGATCGTAGGATTGGCAGGAAAAAAAGGATCAGGTAAAAGTTCATTGGCAAAAATGCTGATTGATAAGAATAAATATTATCGTTATAGCTTTGCAGATCCAATAAAAAAAATGGTTCGCTCAATGCTAGATGATTATGATATAGATTTTGATTCTATAGAGATAGATAAGGATTCTTTTATTGAGCCGTGCAGAAATTCTTACCGGCACATTTTGCAAACTCTCGGAACGGAATGGGGTAGAAAATTATTATGCCATGATATTTGGATTAAGCTTATGTCTAAAAGATTAGATTATGATCATGAAAATATTGTAATCGATGATGTACGATTTCAAAATGAAGCTGAGATGATAAGGGATCGTGGCGGATTAATTATTTATATATCGAGAGAATACTCGTATAGCATAGATAGGCACGAAAGCGAAATAAATTTTATACCATCTAAAAATGATGCTAAAATAGAAAATAATGGCAATTTAGAGAACTTATATGAAAGAGCATTTAGCGCAATTATTAGCCACATGGATAGAAGGGCGTAGGGCAAAAAAGATAAACGCTTTGCGTATGAGAGTTAAAAATGGAGTTGGATCTGATGATGATATTAAAATTTATCATCAGAATAAGGCTTGATTAAGCAGTCGTCTAGCGTTATATTTTTAATATCGTATACAATTTTTTTTAATTTTAGGCGAAATATTTTTATATGGATCAGTGGAATGGCCGTGAGGAGAGGAGGAAGTCAATTTGCTTAAGTAAAGAGCAGATAGATGAGATAGCAGAATCTGCAAGCGAAAAGGCAATTGAAAAAATGCGTGATTACATTTACAAAGAGATCGGAAAAAACTTAACTCAAAAATTTATCTGGATTTTAATTGCTACTATCACCGGAGGATACATTTGGCTACAAAGCAAAGGGATTATACATGGCTAAGTCAGGAATGATTTTAACTGATAAGCAAATATCCCAAGTAGAAGCGCTTGCTTCTTACTTAAATATTGAGCAAATATCAGATTATCTAGGCATATCAAGGCCGACATTTTATGCAATAATGGAGAGGCAGCCAGAAGTCGCTTTACATTATAAAAAAGGTAAGGCAAAAGCAATAGAAGGAAGGGCAAAAAGTTTGATATTGCAGTCAGAAGAAGGAAATACCGCGGCTACTATATTTTATCTAAAGTGTCAGGCAGGGTGGAAGGATACGAGTATTATTGAGCATGCCGGATCTGTCGAAATTACTGAAATAAAGCGCACGATAATTGATCCTGCCAATGGCAACTCTTGATATACCTACCGCTAGAGTATTTTTACCGCTCCTTAAGCCAGCAAGGTATAAAGGTGCATTTGGTGGCAGAGGGTCTGCCAAATCAAATTTTTTTGCAGATTTCATAGTAGATTTATGTGTGGCTAAAAAAACTGGTGTAGTATGCGCACGCGAAACTCAAAGATCTTTAAAATACTCTTCAAAACGGCTAATAGAATCACGGATAGAAGCTCATGGTGTTAAACATTTTTTTGAAATTCAAGATACAGTAATAAAAGGAAAAAACGGTTCAGAGATAATTTTTACCGGACTTCAATCGCACACCTCAGACTCTATAAAATCTCTTGAAGGCTTTGATATTCTATGGATGGAAGAGGCTCAAAACATAAGCCAAAAGTCTCTTGATATTGTCCGTCCTACATTTCGTAAGCCTGGGTCAGAAATTTGGGCATCCTGGAATCCAGGGCAAGCGACAGATCCTATTGATTCTCTATTAAGAAGCGACAATCCACCTCCAGGATCGATAGTTGTTGAAGCAAATTACACAGATAATCCATGGTTTCCGAATGAGCTAAGGATCGAGATGGAATATGATCGGCAGCGTGATCCTGACAAATACAGGCATATTTGGCTCGGGCAATACATACAAAATACTTCGGCAAGAGTTTTTAAAAACTGGAAAGTAGAAGAATTTTATAGGCCAGATGGGACTATATATCGACTTGGAGCAGATTGGGGATTTAGTGTAGATCCTTCAGTTTTAGTGAGGTGCTCTATTGAAGGGAATATACTTTACATCGATTATGAAGCGTACAAGATTGGATGTGAGATTGTGAATCTTCCAGAGTTATTTATGCAAGTCCCTGAGTCTGAAAAATGGCCTATCACAGCTGATAGCGCTAGGCCGGAAACTATAAGCCACATGCAAAAGAATGGCTTTCCTCATATCAGATCAGCAATTAAAGGCCCTAAAAGCCTTGAAGAAGGGGTAGAGTTTTTGAAAAGCTTTGATATTGTAGTTCATCCGCGCTGCACGCACACTATCGATGAGCTATCGCTGTACAGCTATAAAATCGACCCACTGACAGGCGACATACTCCCGCTCCTTGCGGATAAGGACAATCACGTCATCGATGCTTGCAGATATGCTTTGGAAGGGGCAAGAAGAGCAGCAGCAAATAAGATTCCAAAGCTTAAGGCAAAGACAAGTACAAGGCTATCATCAGGATTAAATTCATGGATGGGTTAATAATTATGTATTTTTGTGCTACTTTTTTATTAATCACATCAGTACTTATAAGCGATGAAAGATAAAGATTTGATAAAAAAAGCACATAAAATATTTGCTAAATGCGAAGAAGAAGAATCGGAAAACCGTAGGCTTTGGCGCGAGGATTTGCGCTTTGCTAATGGCGACTCTGACAATCAGTATCAATGGGATGATGATCAAATAAAAAATCGCAAAACGTCAAAACTTCCTATTTTGACTATCAATAAAATCAAGCAACACAATTTACAAATCACGAATGATGCTCGTAAGAATCGTGCATCTCCAAGAGTATTGCCTGTTGACGGAGGCGCGGACAAGGAAACAGCCGAAATATTCAACGGCATCATCCGTCATATAGAATCACAATCTTGCGCAGATATAGCCTACGGGCAAGCCTTTGAGTTTGCAGTTGACGCTGGCTTAGGCTATTGGAGAATTACTACAGATTATGTAGATGAATCCAGCAACGATCAAGAAATCTATATTGATCAGATAGAAAATCCACTAAACGTATTCATTTATGGTAATAAAAAATCTGATGGCAGCGACGCACTTGGCGCATTTATATTTGAGGATATGGATGTTGACTTATTCGAAGAAAAATACCCGGAAGTAAAAAACAAAAGCGATAACTGGGGAGATATTGAGGGCGGGTGGTCGTCAAAAGATAAAGTTAGGCTTTGCGAATGGTTTTACATCGAGGAAAAATCAGATCAGTTAGTAGATCAAGGTGGTGGTAATTTAGTATTGCTGTCAAAGATCGAGAATAAGGATTTAATCGATAAGACTCAGCATGTACGAAAAGTTACACGCAAAGAGATAAGATGGTGCTTGATAGCAGGAGATAAAATAATTGAAGAAAAAGTCTGGCCAGGAAAGTACATACCTATCATCAGAGTTGTCGGCGAAGAAAAAATCATAGATGGCAAAGTAATACGTAAAGGCCACACGCGATGGATGAAAGATCCCCAACGAATGTACAATTTTTGGACATCAAGCGCAGCTGCTTTTGTTGCCGCTCAAGGTAAGACTCCTTGGGTTGGGGCGGCGGAAACATTTGCCGGATATGAAGATTTTTGGGAAACCGCAAATACCGATACACACGCATTTTTACCATTCAATCATCTTGATAGTGAAGGCAATCCTCTCCCTGCTCCTCAGCGAGCACAGCCGCCAACAATGGCACAAGCTTATATCCAGGGCATGCAAATTGCTAGCGACGAAATGCAAGCGGCAAGCGGGCAATACGATGCTCAATTAGGCGAAAATGCTAATCAACAATCTGGGCGTGCATTGCTATCTTTGCAGCGTAAGGGAGATAATGCTACATATCACTTTACTGATAGTGCCGATAATGCCCGTCGATACACTGCTATGATACTAATTGATTTGATCCCAAAAATTTACGATACTGCAAGAATTGTACGGATGCTAGGCGATGATGGCGTAGAAGATAAAGTAATTATTGATCCAGATCAGCCTCAAGCGCACATCGAGAAAGAAGATAATTTAACCGGGGAAATAAAAAATATCTATAATCTATCGGTCGGCAGGTACGATGTGGTTGCAGCCAGCGGAGCAAATTATGCGACTAAGAGAGCTGAGGCTAGCGACGGCATGATTGCAATGTTGCAAGCTAATCCTGGATTGTGGCAAACTCACGGAGATATTATTGCAAAGGCACAAGATTGGCCTTTTGCAGATGAATTTGCTGAAAGATCAAGAAAAGCTATGCCTCCTGGGTTGGTAGAAGATAATGAAATAGGTAATAAAAAAATACCGCCAGAATTTGAGCAGCAATTACAGCAGCAGGAATCACAGATAAAAGCTATGGATATTGCGATACAAAAAATGTCCGAGGAGCTTGAGAAAAAAGATCTTGACAGATATAAGGCGGAAACAGATAGACTTAAAGTAGTAATGCCTATATTATCCCCAGCACAAGCACATGCAGTTTCACTGCAGGCACTTGATGATTTGGCTACACCAAATACAGCCGCAGAAAATGCCGAGATGACAAGAGAAGCACAATCACTACAAGGTAGATAAAAATGTATATAGATGGTCTGATATATTCTGGAAAAAATTCTGAAAGAGCAACAATAACAACTACCATAGTTAATGGCTCCATTTTCAATGAAACTGATACTGGAAACGTATATGAAAGAAAAAATAATGTCTGGCTATATGTAAAAAATATAAGACCATCTGAAGCAATTGCAATTGGATCATCTATTGCAAATAATAGAATAAATGATACTGATATATCAGTTTATAGATCAAGATTTAAACGTGATTATGAGAAAAGATCGTTAATTCGAGCTCCTGCATGGGCGGCTTTAACTGTTTATGCTGTTGGAGCAGTTGTTCATCATTCAAATGGTGAAATGATGGTATGCGTAAGCATAGCAGCAGGAGCAACTTCACTTGCATCAGAGCCAACCTTTTCTGCAACCGCACTTATACAAGAAGCAGCAGGGCCGGCATGGGCTTATCTAGGATATTCATCTTATGCCCCTGACGGCTCCTATTCAGCACCAACCATAACAGGAAATCAAACAGCGCCGGCAGGCTCCGCAATAAGACTTGTTGTTGACCCTTCATTACCAGGAAAATTATACAGTGGGACAATATCAGGTGGTTCAGGATATATAGATGGGATATATAGCAATGTTAGTTTCACTGGTGGCTCAGGTTCAGGAGCAAAAGCTTTATCTGTTACTGTTTCAGGCGGAGCAGTCTCAGCAATTACAAAGTTTGAGAGCGGGTCTGGAACTGGATATATTGTTGGTGATATTTTAACTATACCAAATACATCACTTGGCGGATCCGGCTCAAGTTTTTCATATACCATAACAAACATTCTTCAAGACCCAAGCAATGCGATAATAAGTCAATTATCAAATGCTTTGACAAATGCAACATCAACAACAATTGCCGGATTTAATCTAAATATTGGGGGCTCAGGAACCGTAATTCAATCAGGTACGTTTACTTTCGGATTTATAACAGATGACCCAAAACCAGCCATTGTAATATCTGGGGCATCATCGTCAGTTAGGGTTTTAGTTGAAGTCGATGGCTATGACATTGAAGAAGCAAACACATTATTTACTGGCTCTGGTACTTCATATTACTCAATAGATTGGTCAGGCGTAAGAAAACTAAGGAAATATATTATAGAGGTCGCTTGTTCTACAGTTATTCGCGGATTATCTCTTCTGCCTCAAAGTGTTTTATTGCCATTAAATTATAATGCTCTTAGGGGGCTGTACTTGGGCGATAGTTATGGAAATACAATTTCGACATATACTACTCCAATGGGTATGCGCGATTTGGGAGGAGAGGTATTTGTAAGATCAGGAATTAGAGCAGTATCACATTTGCAAATAGGCGGTACAGGCTACTTAAATGGTAAAAAATCATCTGATAATAATACAACTTCTACAAAATATAACTGCCTAGGGGTGCTGCAAGAAAATTATTATGATTATAATCCGAATGTAATTGTTTTTGGGCACGGACTTAATGATATAACTCTAACTATTTCAGATGTTGTTGCAAATGCCTTATCTTGCTGGAAAAATGTAGCAAAAAGGTATCCAAATGCTATAATTATCATATTCGGGCCTTGGAGCGAAAATTCAGGGCCAGGAGCAACAACTACTGCTCTTGATACGGCATTACAAGAAGAATTTAATAAATGGAATTATGAAAAATCAGAATATCATTCTACGATTTCATGGATTACAGGTACTGGTCTATGGGGGGCGACAACTGGAACTGGTAATGCTGATTTTTATATTGGCGCAGATGGATCACACCCATCATTTGTAGGTCGAGAGTATTTAATTAAAAAAATGACTGAATATATTGATAATGATTTAAAAGTACGAGGATTATAATTTTTAAGTGACTTGTGGCATTTTCCACATGCTTTTACATAGGTAAAAAAAAATGATAGAAATAGTGTCCGCAGACGCGGAATTGGGCCAGGATCCAGAACTTGAAAAAGTAGAAAAACCTGCAAATAATGAATCAGGCAACAACGATCAGCCTGCATCTGAGCCAGATCAAGATCACGATAAGGTTCAGAAAAGAATTGATAAAGCTATCTACGAGAAGCATCAAGCTAGACGTGAAGCAGAGCAAGCCAGGGCAGAGGCGTCTGAATTAAGAGCTCGGCTAGAGGTAGGACAAACGATAGACCCTAACGATATACAGGCATTAGTTCAGCAGGAGGCGGAAAAGCTAAGGCATGATGAAAGTTTTAACAAATCCTGCAATGATACTTATGAAGTTGGCGTTAAAGAATTTGGTAAAAGTTTTGATAAAGCGATGTCTAATTTATCTTTAGTCGGAATGAATCGAGACTTTCTTGAGCTTGTGAGTACATCTGATAATGGAGCTAAAATATTAGTGCATTTAGGTGGTGATCTTGATGAAGCCGAAAGGATAGCTAATCTATCGCCACTAAAAATGGCGCGTGAGATTACAAAGCTTGATTTACAGCTAGGTAGCGAAAAAGTTAAAAAAGTTTCAAATGCTCCTGAGCCTATTAAGCCGATATCTGGTCGTAGTGGTGGAAGTAAATCACCAGGCGAAATGACTGACGCTGAATATGCTAAGTGGCGAAAAGGTAAATAGTTCCCGCACATGCGGGATTTTAAAGTTTAAGTGCCCGCACATGCGGAAGGTAGTACAAAATGGCTAATACCCTAAAATTTATTGATATGGTTGCAAGAGAGGCTTGATTCATGGGGCCCTCCCTAAAGTAATTTAGGGTAGATAATTTTGTGAATTCGGTGGACATCTAAATTATTGTGCGATATGATATGGTTATGAAATAACCATATCAATAATAACATGACAATACCGAGCGAAGATTTTAAGTGGTGCAGGGTTTGCAAAGATTACAAACCAAATAACGAAGTAACTGAGAACACTATCAAAGGCAAAGATCAGCTTTGTAAAATTCATTATAATGAATATAACAGGGCATATAGAGCTAAAAATAGTGAAAAAAACAATAAATATCATCGAGAATGGCGTGCTAATTTGGGCGATAAATACAAGGAAACTTGTATTAATCGAAGAAAAAATAAAATAGCCGCAATGACAGAAGAAGAGCTTTTGGTTTTTAGAAAATATGAAAACGAAAAAGCAAAACGACTATCATTAAAGATCAAAGATGAAGTTTATAACGCATATGGCGGCTATAAATGCGCATGTTGCGGTGAAACTCAGAAGTTATTTCTATCTATTGATCATGTGTTAAATGATGGGAACGAACATAGAAAAATCAACGCCAATGCAGCGGGCGGAGACAGAATTTATAGATGGTTAAAGAAAAATAACTATCCTAAAGACTTTCAAATTCTATGTATGAATTGCAATACCGGAAAACACAGAAACAATGGAATATGCCCACACAAAAATAACGTGTAACGACTATTCCGAGAGGAAGTAGAGCCAAGTGGCTCGAAGCGCAAAACAACCTTATTAATAAGGCTGAAGAGATAGTCTACTCTGCATAGGAAACGTGCAGCGGGTCGAAAAGACCGGGGATGTATTAACGACACATCTTGAATATAATGCTTGCTATTGCACATGAAAAAGCGTCATTTATTGGCACTGTTGACCGTCAATACGATGACTCGTTTGGTCAATCAGGAGCTAAAATAGGCTCGACTTTGCGCGTACGGAATCCAAACAAATACACACGCAGAGCAGGATCAAGGGTGATGAATATCCAGGATTCCGTGGAGTCTACACAAACGATAACGCTTGCAACACAGGATGGTGTTGATATGCAATTTAATAGTGCAGAGCTTGCGCTTGATACTGATAATAGAGATCAAGTATCAGCATTTAGCAAGCGATATGTACAGCCTGCAATGTCTGTATTATTATCAAATATTGAGTCTGACTTTTTGGCTTACGCTACTAAGGCAACTTACAATGTAGCCGGTACAGCTGGTACAGCGATGACTGACTTAACTGTTCCTGGGGCGGCAAGAGCAAAATTAAATCAGGGTTTGGCTCCAAAAGATGAGCGCTCAATAATGATGGACTCGGTAACGATGGGCTCATTGGTAAATGGTTCTGCGGCGTATTTTGCGCCTTCAAACGATATTGGAGAGCAGTATCGTGAAGGTATGATTGCTCGCCGTGCGATGGCTGACTTTTACGAAAATGAGCGTATTTGGACTCTAACTAATGGATCTGACGTGACCATCTCAACCGATGCTGCGGCTTTGGTAGTTGATGGTACTGGGGCATTGGATTTTCATACCCTCACGGCTGCTCAGGTTACTGTTGGCTCTGTATTTACTATTGCCGGTGTTTATGCTTGCCATCCTGAGACTAAGGCAGCCTATCGAAACTTGCAGCAATTTACACTGGTATCAGGTGGCGCTACATCAGGTGCCTCTGTTGTTTCTCCAGCAATTTATCTTACTGGGCCAAATCAAAATGTATGCTCATCAACTGGCGCACAGTTAGCGGCAACGGATTTTAATTCGCAAGTTATGACTTTTGTTGGCGCTGCATCTACAAGTTATGCTCAATCGCTGATGTATCATAAAGAAGCATTTCAATTCGTAACTGCTGATTTGCCGCTAATGGGTGATTCGCTTTCTTGCGCACGTAAAACTCAAGATGGTATTTCTCTTCGCGTATGGCAGGCATCCGACATCATCAATGATCGCATGTTGATGAGATTAGATATTCTTTATGGGTTTGCTGCACTTCGACCCGAGTGGGCAAGTCGCATGATTGGTGCGGCTGGCTAATAAATAGATCGCTCACGGATTAATCTCTGGGAGCTGATTTAAACTAAACAAATAGAATAGGAATAAAAAAATGGCAGTATATGAAAGTTTAGGCGGTAACGCTCCTGATGGTATGCAAATCGGTGTTGCAGCAGCTGATAAAGTATCTTTTTATGGTGCAGTTCCGGTGATTCAGCGCCCTTATAGCTCAGCTGTACACGCTACAGCAGGAGTTGCTACTAGCGCGTCATTTGGTGCGACGCAGTTAGCTGCTTTGCAAGAGGTACAAAAAACGCTTATTGGTTTAGGCATCTACGCAACGGTGTAAAAAATGGCAACTAAAAAGAAAGCTCCAAAGATTCCAGGAAAACGCCCTGGTAAATGCTAAAATGAAAATAGTTTTTTGCTGTCCGACAATTACACGGCCATTTCAGTGCTTGCTTGACTCAATAGAAGCGGCAGTGCAATTGTTGGATGGCAAAGGCTACGATCATTATATATGCTGGAATATTGGAGGGCCTTATATATCTCATAATCGTGCTACCATGCTTCGTAAGGCACAAGAGGCCAATGCGGATATTATAATTTTTCTTGATCACGATATAAGTTTCGAGCCGGAAGATTTATTAAAATTGATTGAAGCTAAAGGTGATTTGGTGGCAGGTACATATCGATTTAAAAGAGATACTGAGGAATATATGGGAGCTCTTTTACCTGGCATCGATGGAAAGCCGCAAGTCAGAGAAGATGGAGCATTAAAGGCACATTGTTTTCCGGCTGGATTTTTAAAGATTACCAAGCTTGGATTAGCTAGATTTATGCAAGCCTATCCAGAATTGCAGTACATAGATAATGGCACTTTAACTGTTGATTTATTTAATCATGGAGCTATAGGTGGAATTTGGTACGGAGAAGACTATGCGCTGTGCAAAAGATGGATAGAAAAAATAGGCGATATTTGGACATTGCCTAATCTAAATATAAATCATCATACAGATGATACATGCTATAAAGGAAATCTACACAAATACTTATTGAAGCAGCCTGGAGGAAGTGAGCATGTTGATCGAGCACGATGAATATGGAATAAAAAATATACAAAAAGATTACGTAGAAAAGTTTATTTTATTAGGATGGCGAGTTGTAGTCGAAAAAATAAATAAAAATGTAGTTGAAGAAATAAATGTCGATAATGATTTAGAAAGAAAGCGCGGCAGGCCATCTGGATCAAAAAATAAGGAAAATAAATGACTACAGCAGCAGATATTATTAAGCTCGCTTTAAAAGACTGTGGAGTTTTGGACGAGACAGAAGAGCCAAGCGCGGCATTAATGTCTGATGCTTTGACTACTTTAAATCAAATGCTTGCTTTGTGGTCTGTTCAGAAATTATTTGTATATGCTCAGATAGATACCACAAAAGCCGCAACTGGATCATCAACATATACAATCGGTGTAGGTGGAGATTTTAATACCAGGCAACCATCTCGAATTGATTATGCCTTTTTACGTGAAAATAATATTGATTACCCTATCGATATTCTCAATAACTTTGAAGAATACCAGGAAATATCTGTAAAAGGAGTATCTGGGACATGGCCAGAAGTTTTATACTTTAATCCTACCAATTCATTAGGAATAATTTACTTTTACCCTCAGCCAATATCTGGAACTATTCATTTAATATCCAGCATACAACTTCCATCATATACATCTCATGCAGATGCAATAAATATACCTGGTGAATATGAAATAGCAATACGATTTAGCCTTGCCGAAATACTTCATCAAATGATGGGAGCAAATGATAGCAGGCCTGGACTTTCAGCTCTTGCAAATAAGGCTCGCATGGTAATAAGGAGGATGAATGTAAAAATAAAGAAACTTGATTTAGGAGGGAATGGATCTCGCGGATATTTACCAATTATAGGAGATTGGTAATGGATAAATCCGTAATACCAAATAAAAATCAATTGCTTGATGCTTATCACGCAATGATAGGAACGATGGATATTAAAAAAAATGAATTATTAAAGCTTATACAGCCTTATTTTCATGATTATAATCAATTAATCGAAAAAGGAAGGCCTATAAATAATGATTTTCAGCAGCTTAAATCAAATATAAATAATGCTTTGCCAAAGCAGGAAGATTTTAGCAATCCTCAACAAATGATTGCATTAGCATTAGGTATTAATGATCCTACTAGGATTTTACCGAAAACAGCATTTAGCAAAGCGCACAAATTAGCGCAAACAAACGCATCAAAGCCTATTGAAAAAGGTGGCCTTGGATTACCAAAAAATAATACAGCCTTGGATAGAGCCAAGGCTATGGGATTTAGCGATATGCCAATGTATCATGGCACATCAAGAGATATAGATAAATTTGATTTAAATTACGGTGGAGCTACCAGCGGGAGCAAGGTTGGGCAACTAGGGGTATCGCTTGGTGATAATCCTCAGATTGCTGATGAATTTGCGTATTTTGCAAACAAAAATCGCGGTCTAACAGGAAATTATCAGGGTGAAAATGTATTACCACTTCTGCATCGTTTTGATTACCCTGCAAGCATGGATCTACCTGATGAAGTGATGAATCATGAAGTTCAAGGAGCTGTTTTGAATGCATGGGATATGGGCAAAGATGCGTTGCGGATGAATAATTATACTACTCCTGGCGGTAATAAGATAGGCCCTGCTTATATAATAAAAAATCCTGCTCAAATACGATCACGTTTTGCTGCTTTTGATCCAAAGAAGAAAAATAGCGAAAATATATTGGCTTCAATATTGGCAGGAACAGCATTATCTAGCCAGTACATAGATAAAAAGTGAAGCATATACAATTATATTTTGGAAATTTGCAAAATCAACAAGCTATACGGCTTTCGCGATGAAAAAAATTCGAATATTTGGCTCAGGAGTTAAGTCTAGGTCTGAGAACGCTACAGCACAGGAAAGAGTAAATATTTTTTTTGAGCAAAATGACGATAGGTCGCAAACTATCGCCTATGGTACGCCAGGTCTAACATTATTTGCTCAATTAGGTGCAACTCCAGTTAGAGCAATGATTGTTATCGAGTCAGTTATATACGCTGTGCATACTGATAAATTATATCGGATTAGCAATGCTGGAGTGGCAACATTATTGGGTACGTTAAGCACATCATCAGGTAGAGTGGGTGTTGCGTATAACGGATTTCAGATATTTTTTTCTGATGGCACAAAAGGATACACTCTTGTCGTAGCAAGCGGCTTATTCGCTCCTGTCACGGATGCAGATGCTGTGCTTTCAGACGTTGTTTGTTTTTCAGACAGTTTTTACATTGTAAATAAGCATGATACAGGAGAGTTCCATCTTTCCTCGTCTTATGATGGCAAAATATGGAATGCGTTAGATTTTGCTACAACAGAATATGCACCAGACAAATTAGTTGCTATTCATGCTCTACAGGGGAGGTTGGTTTTATTTGGCGAAAGCTCTATTGAGCATTGGGCCAATACAGGAGCATTGGACTTTCCTTACTCACGAATTAGCAGCGCCACATCTGATTTAGGGCTTGCAGCTAGGTGGAGCGTTGCAGAATTTAATGGGTCGCTAATGTTTTTGGCGAAATCAAGGCAAGGAGAAGTACATGTTTGTTTTTTAAACGGATTTTCGGTACAGAAAGTATCAACAAATGATATTGATGCTATTTTTAACTCATACCGCGGAGTTGCAGATGCGACAGGACTTAGCTATCTATACAATGGGCATCAATTTTATCAGATAAATTTTACATCTATTGGTAAGTCATGGCTATATGACGGCTCTACTCAGTTATGGTCTGAGTTAAAAACAGGATCAGGACGCCATTTATCAGAAATATCTGTAACACATTTTAACACGATTAAAACAAGCGATTATAATACCGGCAATATATACATTGTAGACGGAGATAATTATACGGACAATGGTGAAGCTATCCGAAGCAGCCTAACGACACGGCATATTGATACACAATTAGAGCGATTTACGATAAATGAATTACAATTGGACTGTGAAACTGGAGTAGGATCAACAATAGGGCAGGGAGTGACTCCTAGAGCAATGCTGCAAATATCAAAAGATAATGGGCACACTTGGGGTAGCGAGAGATTTTCTGATATGGGATCTATTGGAGATTACAAAATTAGATCGAGATGGACTAGGCTAGGTATAGCAAGAGATTGGGTATTTAAAATATCAATCTCAGATCCAGTAAAACGTATTATAGCAGGAATTTATATAAATAGAGGGTAAAGTGGAAAAGCCGCCATTACAGGATGATAAATATATTACGCCATTATGGGCTAACTGGTTTGATAGGATTTGGAAAGTGGCCGGAAGTATTGATGCAAGTGGATCCACTGCACAGAGGCCTACTATAGATCTATTTATTGGGAAATCATATTTTGATACTACGCTGAATAAGCCTATTTGGGTAAAAGCATACACAGGCGGTTCAGCCATTTGGGTAGATGCTACCGGAGGTGTAGTTTGATATTAAGAGTCCATAATGAGTAAAAAATTATTACGCAAAGATCGGATAAAAAATGCTAGAGCTGGGCGGCAGCTAGCCATACAGATTAAGCGCGTACAAATCATGGAGGATTTTATGATAGATAATATTGATCCTGTAGAGTGCCCTGTAAATCATCAGTTTACCGATAATAAAAATACAGAATTAAATACTTATTGCCGTGAATTTTTTGTACCTGCCGGTACAATACTGACTGGTACGATTTATAAAATTGAGTGCTTTTGGTTTTTGGTTAAAGGCCGGATGCGCTTGGTTGAGGGCGATCATACCCGAGAAATTGAGGCTCCATGTATCCTTAAAAATGTAGTTGGAATAAAAAACAGCGGGTATGCTCATGAAGATTGCTTATTTTATGGAGTAATACCAAATCCTAAAAATACTAGAGATTTGCACGAAATTGTAAATATATTTAGTGCTTTGCCTGCCGAGCAAATACAAGGCATGGGCGGAAATAAGCAAGAATTGAATTATCAAAAAAGGTTATTAGGTGCTCAAAATGCGATTGTTTAAGTTTTTTTGGTGGATTTTTACCGGGTGTCCACTTTATATAGCAGGGATATCGGCAGGTGCGGCAGTAGCGGTAGCAGCAGCAGCAGCAGGAGCTATTGCTCAAGGGGTATCAGCATCACAGCAAGGCAAAGCGGCTAAAGGTGCGGCAAAAACTCAAGCAATAGCAGCAGATCAGGCGGCGAAAGAGCAAGAAGCCGCAATGATAAGGGCTAATGAGGTTGCAAAAAGCGCATACGATGAAAGCCAGGGATTTTTAAAATCAGGATTACAGCAGTCTACAGCAACATTGCAACCATACGCAAATGTAGGAGCTGGAGCGCTGGGACAGCTTACGGCATTAACTCATTCACCTATAGCTTCTCATGGAGCCATTGCCGGTAGAGCAGCAAGTGGTACAGACGCGAATACATTGGCTAAAATAATGGCCGAACAGCAAGCGGCAAATAACGCCAGATCTGATTTTAATTCAAAATTTGAACAGCATCAAAATAATGTTGGATGGGATCAGGCTAGCAAAGATTTATCGGGAGAGCTATCTAAAATTGAGCAACGGCAGAGATTAGCAAATCAGGCTGTAATGGAGGCAAATGCTCGTCCATATGATCCAGGACAAACTGCACAAGATGCTTATGCAGGAGATAATGGAGGGGATTTATACCGTGGATTTTCGGCACAAGATTATATAAATGATCCTACAAGCGGTGGTAATGAGCCCCAAGATCTATCCAGAAATTTTGATCAAGCTGCTTGGCTAAAATCACAAGGAAGATCTGCATATGATTATAATCAGCAAAATAATAATTTTAGCACTGATGATATAAAAGGCTGGCTAGCAAATCATCAAGGAGCAAGCGATGCAGAAATAGCTAAAGCGATGCGTGATAATGGCGTATCGGTACAGCAATTGGCTGCTGCAACAGGATTGCCAATATCAGATATTAATCGCCGACTGAATGTAATCTCGACATCGCAAAGCAACTCTCCAACTGCATTAACTGATAATTTTGATCAGTCGGCATGGTTGCAATCCCAAGGAATTGATCCAAGAGAGCTAATCAAAAATTTTGATCAATCTGCTTGGCTAGCCTCCATGGGTAGAGGCCCTCGCGCTTTAACAGAGGATTTTAATCAGGAGGCATTTTTACAGGCCGGTGGGCATAATACAGGGGATCTATCAAGGGATTTTAATAGATCAAATTATCTAAGGGCAGCTGGATTTAATGAGGCAGATTTAGCGAGAGGGTTTAAATTATCTGACTATCAAGCTGATCCAGGCTACCAATTTAGGTTGGACGAGGGTAATAGAGGTATAAACAATAGTGCCGCTGCTAGTGGTGGATTATTGAGCGGAGCAACATTAAAAGCAATCGCAAAATATAATAGTGATCAAGCATCGCAAGAATATGGCAATGCATTTAATCGATTCCAATCAACTCAGCAACAAGCAGGTAATGCTTTAAATAATGCACAGGTAGCATTTAATGCAAATAGAGCCGATTTAAATAATAGCCTTACTTCAGCATTTAATAGATTCGGCTCAAATAGATCAAATCTAAGCAATGAAGCCATGAATGCTTATAATCAATTTGGGGCTAATAGGGCTAATCTAGCCGGTCGAACAGATACCGCATATAATCAATTTGGCGCTAATCGTGCTAATTTGAGCGGTGAGCTGATGAATGCTTATAATCGATTTGGCAATGATAGATCAAATGCGGCTAGCGTATATCAAAATTCCAGAAACAATTGGACAGGAGATAGAACAAATACATTTAATCGTCTAGCGGCTATGGCAGGGATAGGGCAACAGGCCGCAGGCCAGCAAGCAGGATACCAATACGGTACTGGATCAAACTTAGCTAATGCGGCAACTAATTACGGTAGCACTGTCGGAAATAATTTACAAGCTATAGGCAATGCAAGAGCACAGGGAGCTAATGATTCTGCACAAGCGAGAGCGCAGGGACAAATAGCTAATGCAAATGCAGTATCGAGCGGTATCCAGGGCGTAGGAAATGCACTCACAAGCGGCTTGCAAAATTATCAGCAACAACAATATTTAAATAATATGGGCAGTGCTACGCCATATAATAGCGGATATACTCAACTAATCAACAATAATAAGTGGTATTGATATGGCTATAAATACTGGATTTTATAATGATTTGCGCCCTATAAAGATAGATCAAGGTTTAACTCCATTTGAAATGGAGGGTCAGAGGCTTGAGATATCGGCAGGAAGGAATAAATTGGCTGACTACACAAAAGATCAAGCTCGTAAAAATATGCTTGAAGGTCTGGTTAAGCGGTCTGTTACGACAGATGGAAAAATAGACTGGAAAAAATACTCAACTGGTGCTGCTCAAGCTGGATTTGCTCCAGAATCGATTGCTGGAAGAAATCAAGAAAACTCCGACGTTGAAAGCGCTATTGATCATAGTTTAAAAATAATCGGCTACTTAGCACAAGTAACAGGAGCTGCAAAAGATCAATCATCCTGGGATAATGCAATTGATATTGTCGAGCAAACTGTACCAGGAGCAAGTGAAAAAATACCAAAACAGTACAATCCTAATAATCAATCTTTTGTCTTAAATCAGGCAAAAACACATGCTGATAAATTGGCAGAAACAAGGCAAGCTTATCTCCAGGAAAAAGAGCAGAGATTACAACAAAACTTTGATACTACGCTAGGGTACAGGCAGAGAAATGATGAATTAAATAGAGCTGTGCAGATGCGCGGACAAGATCAAAGCGCTCTTAATAGATCGGTGCCGCCGCAAATGACAATTGGCCAGCAATATGACTATGATAAAAAGCTTAAAGAAGATGCACTAGCAAAGCAGGAAGTGATTGCAAATTTAAAAGATAGTACATCAAATATTGATAGGCTTATAGATTTGCAAAGTAAAACTGAAACAGGGCCAATATTAGGTAGTACGCCAATATCTTACATCAGAAAAGCAATACCTGGACAAGATGCAGAAAACTTATCAAATCTTGAAAAAGGCTACGCAGAATTATCATTAAAGATGATTGGAGCGCTCAAGCAGGGAGGTACTACTCTAGGGGCATTAAGTGAAAAGGAAGGTGAGTGGTTGCGTGATGCAAGCGAATCCATAAAAACTACTGGGAAAATAAATATTGATATGCTAAATAGGGGTAAAAAATTAGCACAAGATCAAATATCAAGGATAAGTAAAGCCAATAATATCCCTATCGAGCCAGAGATTCAAAAATCCACACTAAATAATATTCACCCTGATAAGCTAAAAGAATATCGGGACGAGTATATAAGATTGTATGGAGCTCCATAATGGCTAGGGTACGTCCAGAACTTTTGAATGCACTTATACAGCAAGAGAGCGGAGGAAATAATAATGCTGTAAGCTCAAAAGGCGCTCGCGGATTGGCTCAAGTTATGCCTGGAACAGCAAGAGATCCAGGATTTGGTGTACGTCCATTACGCGATGGAAGTCCACAAGAGCAAAGACGATTTGCTAATGATTATTTGGGAGCAATGCTTGATAGGTACAATGGAAATGAATCTCTTGCATTGGCCGCCTATAATGCCGGCCCTGGGGCAGTCGATAAAGCTGGAGGTATCCCAAGATACAGTGAAACTAAAAATTACGTATCAAAAATTTTAGGATCATTGAATCCAATAAGCGAAGCACAAGCAAGCGAAAAGCCATACAAGCCAACTTTTGAAGAATTTGTTTCAATGAAACAGTCAGGATTAGCGCCTGCAAGTACAGCCGCTAAAAAGCCAACCTTTGAAGAATTTGTAGCAATGAAGCAGAATCAGCAGGATAAAAATCTAAAAGATAATGAAGGCTTTGGATCTGGATTATTGCATCAATTATCAGTCGGAACTAGGGGATTAGTCGAGGGTGCAAGTTCATTGCCTGGAGAATTGTACGGTATGAGTCAGGCTCTACCAAATGCAATAGCGGCAGGAATTGAGAGTAAGACAGGGTTTAGGCACCCATTTTTAGACTCTGGACTTGCTGCGCCAGCAAGCGTTAATACCAGTAAATTTGGTGAAAAATTATCTGATATTGCTGGACTTGACAAACCAACAAGCACCGATACAATTACATACCCGGCTGCAAAAGCTATTGGCGAGTATGTAATCCCATCGTTTGGTATGGCAAAATTCGGCAATGCAGCTATTAGAGCTGGAGGCGCAGCGCTTGGTGGAAATAATCCTATAACTTCAATAGCTGGAATTATTGCCGGTAAAACTGCTAGCGGAATTGCTAAAGATGTTGGGGCATCACCAAATCAGCAAATAGCAGCAGATGTATTAGGAAATGTAGCATCTGGAGCTGGTATCGGTATCCTTAATGCGGCTGCTCGAACAGCAAGTAGAGCTGGCAAATCAGCAGTTGGCGCAGGGCTTGAGGGAGTAGCAGGGCGAACTCTAAATAGGGCATCAGGAATTGAAAGCCCACAAATAATTGAAAATCTTGCAACTGGAAAAGTCCCAACAATATCAAATCCAATAAAAGGATACACCCCTTCAGCATCCGAGATAGCAGGAAATCCAGGAATATCAACAATCATGCGCCAGACAGGCCTTGATGTTGATTCTTTATCTATGCTTGGAGCTAGGAAATTTGATAATGCAAAATCACTTGTTGATTACGTAAAAAAAGCAGCTGGAAGTGAAGAAAAGCTTAATGCTTTGAAGCAGGCAGGATTTGCCAAAGTTCAAAATATTGCTGAGCCTATGCGAAATAGGAACTTGCCAGTATCGATTGATAATGTAAGAGCAACAATTGAGGGAGCCCTAGCAAGGCATGAGGGTAAAAAGAGTGTAACGGATGGGCTTAATTACTTACTTAATGACTTAAATTCTTTAGGGACAAATCCAAAATTTAATGCTGTATACAACTTTAAGCAAAACTTGGATGAAACTCTTAGAGGTAATGCTTTTAATGATCCCGTGCTTGAGTCAATAAAGAGATCGGCAAGCGCTCTTGAAAAAACAAAATCAGCATTATCTGATGCTTTAACAGCAACTGAACCAGAATTTAAAAGATATATAAAATCTCAAGCAAAAAGTATTGGAAGACAAACTAATATAGAGATTGGAAATAAACTTGCAAGAACAGCAAGAATGAGCAATCCTTTAATATCTAATGCCAATGGACAAGAGCAAGTTTTCCCGATTGCAGCGAATAAACTTGAAAATGCACTCAATAATTTAAAGATTTTGAAAGGTACATCGCCCGCACAACAAAGAGCATTTAAAAATGCAATAGAGCATTCCAAATTACAATCTCGAAGTAACTTAGGGATGATGACTGGATCAAGTACAGCGCAAAACTTAAGTGTTAAAGATGCGATTTTTAACGATATTATGGCCGCTGGATTAGGAGATAATCCTGGAATATTGGGGCGAGGGATAAAAGGATCGGCTAATTTAGCAGGAAACTTATTATCTCCTGTGATGCTTGGCAAAATATCGAGAGATAATAGCTTGGCATTATCTAAAATATTTACAAAAGCGGAGCTTGATCCAAAATACGCAGCGGAACTTATGAAAAAATATGGACTAGGGCAAATGAATTTTAACGATAAAGCAGGGCGAGCAGCCTTGCGCGGACTGATGACATCAGAAACGGAAACAAAGAAATGACATTCAACATAGCACCAAGTCCCAGACAACAGTTTGAAGATGTAAACGGAGTACCATATTCAGGAGGAAAGCTTTTTATTTATGATGCAGGATCGACAACAAAAAAGAATACGTATACAGATTCTACCGGAGGAACTGCTAATTCTAATCCTATTATATTAAATAGTGCCGGTCGAACGCCTTACGGAATATGGCTAGAAAGCGGAGAGCTTTATAAATTCGTACTTGCTCCATCAACAGACAGCGACCCACCTGTATCACCAATATTCACTGAAGATAATATATCGGGTAGCTCATCTAGCAGCAGCAGCTCTGGTACTCAATGGGCTATTTTAGCTGATACTCCAATATTTGTAGATACAAAAACTTTTTCTGTATCAGGAGATCAGACAGCAGTTTATCAAGTTGGCAGGCGGATAAAAACAACAAATACGGGTGGAACTGTATACGGCGTAATTGAATCATCAGTTTATTCGGCTGTAACAGATGTAACTATAATTCCAGACTCGGGTATTTTAGACAGCGGTATATCAGTTATTGAAATTGGCATATTAACTGTTAATAGCCATTCTATACCATTTATACCAGATTATTTTGAAACTGTTGAAAATGATATTATTAATGGAGATTTTTCAGTTGCACAGTATCTATCATCATTTACACACGTTGCAAATGGAGCGTATGATTTTGACGGATGGCTATCCTCCTATGTATCATCTGCGTGGGTTGATGTTACACGGGTAGCAGGAAGTCTTACGGGTACATACGCAAGAAAAGGAAATGTCACCGTTGCCGATGCATCTATAGCGAATGGTGATTATTTTTTGAATCTTACAAAAATTGAAGGATATAATATTGTAAAATATATTGGAAAAACTTTTACAATTGGATTTAGGGCAAAAGTACCTAAAGCCGGAGTAC